AGAAAATGGCAGGATTTATAGATAATTTTTCGCAGAATAACCCTAACATGGGGAGAATACTTAGAACCGTAAGCAAGATAGGGTCTTTCGGAATGGAGTATAAAGATCTTGTTGTGAAAAATTCTCAAGCTATTGGTGTTTCAGAAGCAATGATGAGACAAAGACTAGCATTGGGCGATGCCGATGAAGATTTTATCTATAGCTTAGCAGCACAGGATACTTCTAATAGAAAATACATTGCATACTTCGATAAGGAATACGCATTCAAAAGAGATTTTTTAAGAAGATTTGCTATTAATGCTGAAATCGAATGGATCCTAGATATTCTTGCAGATGAAGCTATTGTTTATGATGATAGAAATTTTTGTTGTGGACTATCTCTAGTTAATATGGATCTATCCGACGAAATGGTGGAATCTCTTAGGGATAATTTTAGAAAGATCTATGTTTCCCATGGATTTAATAACGGAATTTCTGCTTGGCAATATTTTAGACAATTTCTTATCGATGGATTTTTATCATTTGAAATAGTTTACTCCGATGACGGTAAACAAATTGTGGGATTTAAAGAATTAGATCCTATCTCTTTAACACCATCGATTGAAAGAAATCAAGCGGGTCAAACTGTCCAAATTTGGTATCAATATTTTGGTGACAACGTAAAGGAAAGAAAATTATACGATTCACAGGTTCTTTATATTTCTTATGCTAAGGGCAATACCACAAGTAGAACTAGTTATTGTGAAAGATTGATTAGATCCCACAATCTTTTAAAGATTATGGAGCATACCAGAATTATCTGGAACGTAATGAATGCTTCTTTCAGAATTAAGATGACAGTTCCTGTTGGAACCAGATCCCCTCAAAAAGCGAAAGAAACCCTGGGCGAATTGATGAGTATGTATAAAGAGGATATCAAACTGAATACAGAATCAGGAGAGCTAAGCATCAACGGAAGACCTAATTTACAATTCTATAAAAACTATCTTTTCCCAGTTCAAGGAGGGGAATCACCGAAGGTAGAAACCCTTAATTCAGCAGGTCCTAATTTAAATATTATAGATGCTGTGGTTTATTTCTTCAATAAACTTAAAGCAGATTCTAAGATTCCTTTCAATCGATTTGCTGCAAGATCTGGTGGAACAGTGGGTACTTATAAGATTGGGGCAGAATCCGCAGAAAGGGACGAAATCAGATACAATAAGTTTATCAATAGAATAAGATCGATCTATCAGGAAATTCTTCTAAAGCCGTTATGGATTCAAATGACTTTGGATTACCCAGAGCTAACTAATGACACTATCTTTAGATCTCAATTAGGACTTAAATTTAATTCAGATAACCAATTTGGAGAGTCTAAAGAAATAGAACAGCTAATTAAGAAAATAGATTTCATCGCGGGTCTTTCTGAGATTAAAGAGAAAAAAGGCGAAGAGGAAGTCCCTTATTTCAATCAAGATTTCTTAATCGATAAATTCCTAGGATTAACCAACGAAGATAGAAGGGTTAATGACATTTATAAGAAAAAAGACGAGGAAGAAAACGCAGCAGCAGCTCCTGCAGATACAGGAGCAGGCGGGGGATCAACCGCTGGAGGATCAGAACCAGCAGCAGAAGCCCCAGCAGGTGAACCAGCAGCAGAAGTCCCAGCAGAGACAGCAGCGGAACCAGCAGCAGAACCAGCAGCAGAAGCCCCAGCAGCGGGGGGAGAGGCAGAAGTGGTTTAATTGAAACATTTTTTATAACCGAGTTTTTCCTGTATATTTGATGTCTAAACTAAAATCAAATGCAGCAGGAATTAGAAATTCTTTTGGAAATTGAAAGATCCACTGGGGAGGGATCACAGAAAAAAAAACAACAGCTTATCTCAGAAAATTTATCCCCTAGATTGGAGTACATTCTCTCCATTTGTTTCGACCCGTTTGTCACAACCAAGCTACACAAATTAGAATATCAGGACAAAGATTGCAAAGAAAATTCTAAATTATATGAAGAATTTTTCTCTCTTTGTGAGGAATTAAAAGCAGCACCTGCAATTAACGATCATTTAAGGGGCAAGGCTGAACGCTTGATTGAATCCACTGGTTATCACATAGAGCTTAAAAAAGTCTTAGCTAAGGTGCTTACAAAGCGAATGAACATAGGTATCGGTGCTAAACTTATCAATAAGGCAGTGGGGAAAGAGCTAATCCCCGATCCAAGCCTTATGCTTGCAGAGGACGATCATAAAGTTATCGATAAATGGGAATCTATCGTTTGTGAAGAAAAATATGACGGTGTTAGAGTCATTTGTGCTATTGAAGGAAGAAAGGCTAAATTTTATACCAGGTCCTTCAATGAATTAGATGTTAGATTTCTTACTAAAATATCCGAGCAATTATTACATCTTAGTCGCGATCTGGGTGATATCTTTTTCGATGGTGAATTAACAGACAAAGACAGAAAAAGTGTTAGTGGTAAAGTAAATCAGATGCTAAAAGGATCTCCGAAGGAATCTATCGGAGATGATCTTCTTTTTAATGTTTTTGATATTGATGGAATGGATTCAATTAAAACAGGAAAGGGGAAAGCACCGTATACTATAAGGAGAAAAACATTAGAAAGAGTTTTTGAAACTGGGGGAGAAAATCCCAATGTTATTTTAGCAAGAAAATGGGAAGCTAAAACACAAGACGAATTAATGCCTATTTATAAAGAAATCGTAGCTAATGGAGGCGAAGGCGTTATTATGAAAGATCCTTCCCACGTTTATGAATGTAAAAGATCTAAAAGCTGGATTAAATTCAAAGAGGTTGAGGATTGCGATTTGGTTGTTACTGGATGGTATCCAGGAGAGGGTAAAAGAGAAGGATTCATTGGCGGATTTATTTGTAAAGATTCTTCCGGAGAATATCAAGTTAAGGTTGGATCTGGATTTACAGAACAAGATTTAATTGAACTTTCTAAGAACCCTGATGATATAATAGGTAAAATTGTTGCCATTCAGTATAATGTTCCTATTGAGGATAAGAACGGCAACAAATCTCTTTTCCTACCTAGATTTATTGAGGTTAGAAATGATAAAACAGAACCAGAAAATTTAGTAACAAGATTTAATAAAAATAAATGATCAATTCACTTTTAACAGAAAAACTTAGACCTAAAAAACTGGATCATATGATTCTCCCAGAGAGAATCAAGGATGCTTTTAAAAATGGGTTGCAGCAGAACGTTTTACTTACAGGATCGCCAGGATCTGGTAAAACCTCTCTTGCAAAAATACTTTCCGAGAATTCTCCTAGACTCTTTATAAATGTATCTGACGAGAGTTCAGTTGAAACCGTTAGGGAAAAAATAACAGGATTCTGCTCTACAATCTCAATCATGAACGAAGAGAATGCTACGAAGGTTGTGGTACTGGACGAGTTTGACGGAGCTTCTGATCAATTCTATAAAGCACTTAGAGGGACGATAGAAAAATTTGCTAAAAATACCAGATTCGTAGCCACTTGTAATTGGATTAACAAAGTACCGGATCCTATCAAAAGTAGATTCGAAGTTTTTATTTTTGATCCTGTTAATAAGGAAGAGGAATTAGAATTAAAAAAACAATGGGAGGACAGAATTGTACTGATTCTGAAAAAAATGGAAATCTCTATTGAAGATAAGGCTTTACAATCCTTTGTAAAAAAGTACTACCCGGATATGAGATCTGCTCTTAATTGCATACAAAGATGGCAGATTCAGGGAACTAGTGAGATAAGTGAGCAAAAAGTGTCAGAATCTTCTTGGGATTATGAAGAGCTTTATGATATGTTATTCCAAAAGCTGGATCCTGTTAAAAGCTACCAGATTATAGTAGGGCAATATTCTAATTCTGTCGGAGAAGTTATGGAATCCCTGGGTAGAGAATTCATCGAATGGGTCAAGGAGAAGAAGCCAGAAAAAATTAATATTATTCCCGCTGTTCTTATTTTAGTTGCTCAACATCAATCCCAGAGAAATCAAGTGATTGATCCCGTTGTTAGTCTATTATCTCTTTTTTATTCCATACAAAAGCTAACACAATAGAATATGTCATATAAAGAAAGTAAAATAGTTATAGTAGGTAGAGGGGGATCTGGCAAAGATTTTCTCAGAAAGAAATTTGAAGACAGGGGATTTAAATATTGTGTCTCGTATACGAGCAGACCTAAGAGGGGGAGTGAAATTCACGGGAAAGATTATATGTTTACCAATTTGGAATACTTCTCTAATAATGTTTATAAGTTCTATGAAATTGACGAATTCAATGGATGGAAATATGGGACATTAATAGACGATTTTGAAAAATCAAATCTTTTTATAATGACCCCGAGAGGAGTAAATAACATCAGACCAGTAGACAGAAAAAGGTGTTTTGTTATTTTCATAGATCCAGACCGGGATGTGATAAGAAAAAGATTGTTAGAAAGAAAGGATGCTGATTCTGTTGATAGAAGAATTGAAGCAGACGACAAGGATTTTTCCGATTTTTCTAACTATGATATAAGAATAACAAATTCAGATTTTTAATATGGTTAGCGTTATTATAGACGGCAATTATTTATTTCATAAAACATTTGCCATTTTTTCTGACTATGGTTCTAAACAACCAGGTGAAGTTTTATCACAGGCTTCCGAGCAAGGAATGTTCATGAGAAAGATTATTACAGATCTTTGTTATGCATTAAACCAATTACCAACTAATGGTCATGTTATTTTTTGTAAGGATTCCAGATCTTGGAGAAAGGATTTAAAAATAGAAAGAGCAGATTACAAGAGCTCAAGAGTTAAAGACGAGAAAGTTGATTGGGGATCTTTTTTTGATCTAATGGACGAATTTGGAAAATTTTTAGAAACCAATGGATACATTTATTCAACTGCTCAAGGTGCAGAAGGTGATGATCTATTATGGTTTTGGAACGATAAATTGAAGAAGGAAGGTCATAATGTTGTTGTTTTTTCAGGAGATAAAGACAGTCATCAATTAGTCTCTTGCGGAGATACTTGGACTATTTGCTGGAATGCTAATTCTAAAAACAATAAAATATTCTGCTCTAATAATTGGAAAACGGATTATTTAGACAAAGAAAGAGAAACCTCTATTTTTAATTTAGATTTTGCAGCAGATTCGGAGAAAGAGAAAATGCTAAACCTATCTTCATCCGCTACGATGGAATTTACTGATCCAGAAAAGCTAACATTCGAAAAAATATTAACAGGAGATAAAGGTGATGATGTTCCTAGTGTTTTTGCTTATGAAAAAACACCAGGGAAGTTTTACAAATTAACCAAAGCAAAAGCAGAAGCAATCTACGAAAGTTATAAGCAGTCCGGATGGGGATCTTCTAGACTTGAAGATGTTTGGAAAGATGATGAATTTAAAGATTGGATCTCTGGATATGTTTTGAGATCCATTGGATACACTGACAATAAAGATAACAGAAAAGAAGTTGCTAATAACTATCACGAAAATGCGCAGCTAGTTTGGTTATCGGATCAGGTAATTCCAGAAAACGTTTTAGCTAATATGGAATTTTCTTTCTCAACCACAAGAAAAGAGATTAAACCAGCATTAACTGATAAGAAAAATCTTATTGGAAGATCTAGATGGGATGCATACGAAGCACCTTCTGCATTTAACCCATTTAAAAGTTTTAAATAATGGAGCTATTCGATATTCTAAAAGCATTTTTTTCAGAAAAAAACTGGCAAGATGTAACTAAGCAGGACAAATCCCGAAATTTCTTTATGATTAATCGGATTATGTCTATTTCATTACCTCTGCAGGCAAATGCCTTTAATAACACCAAGATTGATCCTGTTCCTGTGATTGATTTTTGGAAAAATACGATCAATACAAAATATAAAACAGCTCCGGGATGGTTCTATACTCGTACTAATAAAAAAGAAAAGAGTAAAGAATATACCCCCAAAGAGGAGGTTTCTGAATTTATTCGTGCTAGGTTTGAAATCTCCAACCGGGAGATCAGAGAGCTCCTTAAATACTATCCCAAAGAATTTAAAAATTTTTGCGAGTCGATAGAAGAGCAGATAGCTGGATAGGTTCTTTTTCCTGTGGATATATAAGAAAAGTATCCACCAGAAATGAAAGAACTAACAGATTTAAACATACAGCAATTAGGAACAAGCTATGATTCCCTAAAGATTAATCAAAATTTTCAGCAGATTCAAGACGCAATCGATCTGCTACAAACAACTTTTGGGATAACCATAGAACTACCAGGATTTGATGCTCAAAATGCTAAATTTACAGTTGATGTATTAAGAGCAAATTCTATAAAACTTCCTGCTACTGGTGCAGTTAAAATCGGATTAGACGGTAATGATGGTGGTATTACTGGATCTTCCTTCAATGTTATTAATAATGCTTACGTTGGTGGTGATTTAGACATTTATAACAAAAATGGAACTGGAGGTAGAGTAAGATTTAGAGTTGATAAAAACACCGAGATTACCAAACCCCCAATTCCTGGTCAAGTAAGATTTACTGGTAATGCTTTCCAGGGATATGTTTATCAAAACGAGGTTAATTCCTCATTTTCTTTTGAAATAAACTCAGGATCGACCGGAGGAACGATCGAAATTTTCATCAACGGGAATTCACTCACAACCACAACCTGGCAGGGTGCAGCTTATTTAACAGGTCAAAAAATCGTTGCTGATATTATCGCTATATCAAATGGCACGGTAAAAGCATTCTCTGATGCCACCA